AACCAGCATAGGATAATGAGAATAATAAAGCTTATGCAGTTTTTACAAGTTAAGCCTAGGCCCATTAACTCAATGGCTAGATACTTAGGCATAAGCACTAGATCAGTTTATCGGTACTTAAAAATGTATGAAAAGATAGGCTATAAATTAGAAAAGGATAATAACAAATACTTTATAAAATGAAAAGATACAAAGTAACATACAACTATTTTGAAAGTGGTAAAAAGATGATAGGCACCAGGATCTTAGAGGCCTTAGACAAAGAGCACGCTTTACAACTAATGGCCATGTGGCCTAGACTAATACTTAAAGTTGAGACCTTATGAAAAAATATAGAGTATGGCTAGAAGATAGCGTAGAGCCTGAAGGTGGCTCATGGTGGCAGTGCTACCTAGGTACTGATGGTAAACTGCATGATTACATCTATACAGATGAGCACTCAGATACACTACAGTGGTATATTGATCATGGCTATAAAGTAGAGGAGGTATGATAAAACAACAGATTATAGATTTATATCCACATCACAGCAGTAAGTATATAGCTAAGCTTCTAGGGGTAACCATTAGCAAAGTATATAACACTGCATGGGGTGCTAAGGTAAAGAAATCAGCTGAGTATATGCTTACACCTGCAAGTGGTAGAATTATACAGCCATCTGTACCTAATCAATTTAAGCCAGGGCACACTCCACACAATAAAGGTAAGCAGATGGATGCAGAAATTTATGAGAAGGTAGCACCCACAATGTTTAAAAAGGGTAATAAGCCTTACAATACTAAGCCTAATGGAACCATTAATGTAAGAGCTGATAGCTCAGGTAGACTATACCAATATATCAAAATTAAAGATAGCCACTGGGAGCTGCTGCAAAGATATGTATGGACTCAGGCAAATGGTGAGATACCTAGAGGATTTGTAGTCATATTTTTAGATGGTAACTATTTGAACTGTGAACTAAGCAACCTACAAGTAATAAGTAGAAAGGAAAATATGGCTCGTAATACAATACAAAGATATCCTGCTGAGCTACAGGAGATAATGAAACTAACATGTAAACTAAAACGTAAAACAAATGGCAAACAACAAACTAAGTGATCTAAGAGATCACATCTTTATGGCACTAGAAAGATTATCTGATGAGGATATGACTAATGAGAAAATACAGCAGGAAGTCGAAAAGGCTAAAGCAATAGCTCAACTGAGCTCATCTATTATAGCCAGTGCAAAAATAGAAATTGATTATATTAATGCAGTGGGTTTAGTAGACAGTCAAAGTGAGCTGTTTAAATCAGTTAATCCTAAACTACTAACATGACCAGGCTAGAAGAGGTCCAAGCTATCATAGATAAGCACGATCTAAAACAAAAGAGCAGATATATGTATGTACTTTACAAGAGGTATTACCTGTACAAAGTGCTCAAAAGAGATGGCATGACACTTTCACAGATTGGTAGGCTATTCAACCAAACACACGCAACAGTGATTAATGGGATAGCAAAGCATGACACTTATTCTAAGTATAAAGATAGTGCCTACATGCTGCACACCATTGAATTAAGGGAGAAGTTCGTGCTACCACAATACTATAAGCCATTAAAGCAGAGGGTATTAGAATGTGTTAGCCTTGAGAAGCTAGAGAAATTAAAAGAGCAGATCAGATGCAATTATTACTAACCAATGACGCTATGACACATTCTCTTATTAGCAGTCGCTGTAACTTTTTGCATTTTCTAAATAATTTTTTTTATTTTATTTTGCGTCATTGCGTCATAAAAACGCTGAAAGTCAATAGCAGTATACTTATTAGCTATGACAAGGGCTTAAAATTTGCGTCATTTTGCGTCATAGACTTGTCATATAGAAATAATGATTATATTTACACCCCAACTAACTAACCATGAAGATATCTGTATTCAAGTCCTTATTCAATTCTAAAGAAACTCCCTACACTCAAGAGGTGGTAGATGTTTACAATAGAATAAAAGAGGGCTACCCTGAGCTTATTGATAAGATCACTGCTCTTAGAGCTATGGAGGATGATAATCCTGCCTACAGCAGCCTAAAAAACAGCCTTAGAGCTATCATGTTTAATGGTACGTTTAATGAACGTAATGATAATGGCCTTATTGAGCACTCAGGTCTTTGTATCTTAGACTTTGATGATTACCCTAGTAATGAGGTAATGGAAGCTGAGAAGATACGTCTAATGGCTTGTATCAATGTCTTTATGATATTTGTATCACCATCAGGCAAAGGCTTAAAGTGCGTGATAAAGATACCACCATCTGATAAATTCACGCATAAGAGAAGGTTTAAGGCCTTTGAGGAGTTTATTGATAGTGACTATTTTGATACTTCTAGCTGTAATGTTAGCAGGGTGTGCTTTGAGTCTTATGATCCTACAGCCTATATTAATTTAGATGCTGAGGTATTTAATCTGATAGAAGAGGAGAAAGGGCATAGCTCATTTGATAAGGTGCCAGTGCTACCAATGACTAATGAAAGTAATATCATTGATAATATCATGAAGTTTAATCATGGAGATTTATCTAATGGTAGAAATAATTGGGTGTTTAAGGTAGCATCCTGCTTTTGTGAGTATGGGATCAGTGAAAATACTGCTAAACTTTATCTGCATCAGTACAGTGATAAGACCTTTACTCAAATAGAAATTAATACCTGTGTAGGATCTGCATATAAAAGAAGTGATAGAGGAACTAAGTACTTTGAGGATAAAGAGACCATTATAAAGGTAAAGTCTAAATTAAAAGAGGGCATCTCCCCTAGTGATATTTCTAAGCAATTAGATATTAAGCCTGATGTGGTAGAGGATGTAAAAAAAGATGTAGCTAATAGTGAGGATGTGTTTTGGACTTTCAGTGATAAGAAAGGGGTGTCAGTAGATCCTATGAAGTATAGAGATTTTTTATACAAGTATGGCTTTAATAAGTATTATCCTGAGAGGTCTGAAAAACCTACTTTTGTAAGGGTAATAGAGAACAAAGTTAATCTATCCTCAGTGGACCAGGTTAAAGATTTTGTCTTAGCTTATCTTATGAAGCAGAAGCAGGTAGAAGTATGGAACTACTGCAGTAAGTCACCCTACCTATTTACAGATGGCCACTTATCTATGCTAGAGCCAATAGGATTAATGATGCTGCAGGATACTAAAGATGTGAGCTTCATACCTTATCGTAATGGAGTGGTAAAGATTACAAAAGATAAGATAGATATTGTGCCCTACATTGATATAGATGGGTATATTTGGGATAGGCAGATCATTAATAGAGATTACAAACCTACTAAGACTATTCAAAATGATTTCAAGAGCTTTGTAAGCAAAGTATCAGCAGATGATGAGCAGAGGGTAAATGCCTTAGAGACTACCCTAGGATATCTACTCCATACCTACAAAGATAAAACAGATCAGAAGGCAATTATTTTTAATGATCAGGAGATAGATGATAATCCAAACGGAGGGAGTGGTAAGAGCTTAGTGCTTACAGCTATCGGTAAGATTAGAAATATAGTCAAAATAGATGGTAAAGCATTCAACCCTCAGAAGAGTGACTTTGTTTATCAGAGGGTGAACTTAGATAGTCAAATTCTGGCCTTTGATGATGTTAAAAAGAACTTTGACTTTGAGCAGTTATTTAGTTTAATCTCAGAAGGTATTACAGTAAACAGAAAGAATAAGGATGAGATCTTTATCCCATTTGAACGGAGCCCTAAGATTGTGATAACTACCAACTATGTGATAAGTGGTGCAGGTGGTAGCCATGATAGGAGAAGGCATGAGATAGAATTTAATCAGTACTTTAATGCTCAGCGTAATCCATTAGATGAGTATGGTAGGTTATTATTTGACAGCTGGACTGTTGTGGATTGGTTAATCTTTGATAACTACATGATTAGTAACCTTCAGAAATTCCTATCAATGGGCTTAGTTAAATCAGTAGCTATCAATGCTAATGACAAAAGGTTTATCTCATCTACAAATAAGGAGTTTTATGATTATGCAATAGAGGGTAACATCACACTAGATGCAATGCACTATAACAATGTATCCATTCAAGACTTTCAGACGTTTACAGGGGGGTGGCATGATCTAAATACACAGAAATATTTAAAGTGGGTTAATGAGTACTGCAAATTTAAGGGGTACAGTTTAAAAAAAGATAGGAATGTAGGAGGTAGATACTTTATAATAACTAAGTTATGATATACGCTGAAGATATAGATGGTAATAGCATACATATTGATGATGCTGTTAAGGGTAATACATATTATTTTAGGTATGAAAATAAAGAATATGAGATAATAGTAGCACATGGTGATAAGTATAGAAAGCACTACAAAACTAAAAGAGGTGAGGATATTGATGTAAATATAATTTTTCACAAAGACTGTCAAAAATACTTAAAAGAGAAAAAAACAGTGCAAGTAGATAATTTAACAATTACATGTGATAAGGTATTGCTAGAAGCTGAGGCAGCTAGATACATTAAAGAAAAGATACCTGATTACTCTATGAGGCCTGATTGCTTATTTTTAGATAGTGATGGTGAGATAATGTGCATAGTAGAAGTGAATGTAACACATGCTAAAGATGATAAGGATATAGAAAAAATTAATCAATATAAAATAATAACTTATGAATTAACCTATGGAAGAGAGAAAAATGACTATAAAAACCCAATCGGAATTGAAGGCTTATATCTATCAGAAATTCCAAAACAAATTAGAGATTGCCACCAAAGAATTAGAAGTGGTGAGATTGAAATACTTAAACTTAAAACACAAGAAGATAGAAGAAATAAACAATTATACAATATTGACGACCCAAAAATCAGAGAGCTTGAAAGAGACATTAGAGAACTTGAAAGAGAAATTAGAGAAGAAGAAGGACTCAACACATCTTTCAATAAATACATTGCTAGGATTCAAGGAGAAAACTATAAAAAAAGACTAGAAAATGAACAAACAAAACAAACAGAGACTACATGAGCTCGAAGAGAAGTACATGAGCTATCGGTACCCATCAGCACCAGGGCACATCATCCCCTTCACTAAGTACTCAGATGCTACAGCTAATGGCTTGACTAGATGCATCACTGACTTTCTTAACTTCTCTAAGCATCAAGCTGAAAGGATTAATACAATGGGTGTATTCAGGCAAAGCTATAGAACCGATGGCACTAAGACTGCAGGGCAGTGGACCAAGGGCACAGGCACACCAGGATCTGCAGATATATCTGCTACTATTTATGGGAGATCTGTAAAGATAGAGGTAAAGATTGGGAAGGATAAGCAGTCAGTGGTGCAGAAGCAATACCAACTAATGATAGAAGCTGCAGGAGGTATCTATATTATCAGTAAAACCTTTGATGATTTTGTTGAGTGGTATGATATCTTTAGCCAAAACTACCAAAATTAACCATCTTTGGCGAACTATGAAAGCAACCCTAGAATTTAACCTACCTGATGATCAGGAGGAATTTAACCACGCTACCAATGGGTTCAACTATTATATGGCACTTGTAGAGATGGATCAGTGGCTACGAAGTGAGTATAAATACAACGGTAAGGAGGAGATGTATGAGGTAAGGGAGAAGCTTAAAGAAATAATTTTTGAAAATAATGTTAAAATAGAATAATAATTACTATATTTGTAAACAATTAATAAACTAACCAATGGAAAAAACAACAACTAAGGCTGTAAAGCCTCAGGAGGTTGAGCAGCATCCTGCTCCCTTCTATGTTCGCCTTCACAAGGCAAAACAACTAATCGGTAAAGTACATAAGAATGCTACTAATCCCCATTTCAAAAAGAGTTATGCAGATATCAATAGTATCCTAGAGACTGTTGAGCCTATCTTATTACAGCATGATCTGTTATTACTACAGCCTATAGATGGTGGTAGTGTATGCACTCAGATAGTTTGTATCTACACTGGCTTTAGTATCTCTAGCTGTATGGCTTTAGATTTATCCCTAGATGCTCAGAAGCAGGGCTCACAGATTAGCTACTTTAGAAGATACACCATTCAGAGCTTACTAACTTTACAAGCTACTGATGATGATGGCCACATAGCTACAACTGCAAAGCCTAAGATAGATGCTAAGAGATTTGCTGAGGCTGTTAAGGCTATAGCTGATGGTAAATTCACTGTAGAGAAACTTAAAGAGAGCTTTGACTTGAATGATACTCAGATTAATTCACTGTTGCTAATCCCTATGATATGAAAATTAGATGTTCAGCTATAGGTAAGATAATGACCTCTTCTAAGACTAAAGGGGAGGTGCTATCACAAACAACTAAAACGTATATTCAGGGCTTAGCCCTGGCACACGTTTATGGTATACGTAAAGAGTTTACTAGTAAGTATACTGATAAGGGCAATGAGTGCGAGGATATGTGCCTCAGCTTTGTAATGGAGCAGATAGATAAAGGTTTTATCTTTAAGAATGAAGAGCACTTCACAAATGATTGGCTTACCGGTACACCGGATGTAGTCACTGATCAGGTGCTAGTAGATGTTAAGAACTCATGGAGTGGATCTACTTTCCCCTGGTTTGATACTGAATGCCCTAACAAAGATTATTACTACCAACTGCAGGGGTATATGTGGCTAACTGATAAACAAGAGGCTTTACTTTGTTACTGCCTAACCAATACACCACATGCCATAGTTGAGCAGGAGGTGAAGAGTGCTCACTACAAGCTAGGGCTAATGGAGGAGAGTTTAGATCTAAGAGACCAGGTGCAGAAACAGCACAGCTTCAATCATATCCCTGATGCTAAGAGGGTGAAGACCTTTGTAATACAAAGAGATGATGAGGTGATAGAGCAGATCAAGGTGAGGGTAGAACAGTGCAGGGAGTATTTTAACCAATTAATAGCACAGTTATGAGAGCAAAAGATAAAGCAAAAGAGTTAGTTGATAATTTTTATCAAAGATTTCCATTAGCAATGGATGTAATTACGACAAGAGGAGATTTATCTTGGGAATACGATAACTGGAAAGAAGCCAAGAAATGTGCCTTAATAGCAGTAGATGAGATGCTAGATTTTCGCAATGGACTTTATATGAATGAAGGTAGTATAGTTCACCAATACTTAATGGATGTTAAACAAGAAATAGAAAAACTATGAGATCAAGAGAAGAGTTTTACGAAGATGCACTAATTTGTGCTATGCAAGGCCTTATCAGTAAGGTCATAGAGTACTCCCCTAAAAGGGTAGCAGTGCTAGCAAAAGAATACGCAGAAGAGCTTACACTTAAAGTATACGGTGAAGAGCTGCCTATCATTAAGGAGAGGAGGCTATGATCATCCTACTAACAATATTACTAACCCCTGCTGTGGTGTGGGGGTGGTGGTGCACAATCGCATATTTATTAACAATTTTTAACAATGATTAACAATGGAAACTAAAAACAACACAGGTGCTATCTTCAAAAATGATAAAAAGACAAGCGAAACTCATCCTGACTACAAAGGTAAGGTAAATGTAAACGGTAAAGATATGGAGGTAGCTCTATGGCTTAAAGAAAGTAAGACAGGTATAAAGTACTTTAGTACTACATTTCAAGAGCCTTATGTGAAGCCAGTGCATACAGAGATACCTTTAATGCCAGATGATGCAGATGATGATTTGCCGTTCTAAATAATATTACTATATTTGAGCTATGATATTACTAGCTCTGATACCTTTAGCTTGGTGGTTTGTTACTTTTGAGCCACTGCAAGCAACTTTTAACTACTTATTCAAGTATAACACCAGGTTACCATTAGCCATACATATACACTCTGCATTAGGATGTATTAAATGTGTGGCTTTTTGGCTTACTATTTTTATTACCTTTGATTTTATTTTAGCTTGTCAGGCTGCACTGCTTGCTTATATACTAGATGAATGCTTACACAAACTGAGATAGAACTCGTAGATACAATAGCTAAGATGGATGATGCTGAAAGGTACTCCAAGTATAATTGTATGAAGCTCTATAAGATTAAAGAGAAATATGAAGGTAGACAGCCTAGGGAGTGCTTTTGTGCTTCTGTTAGGAGGAGGATATGGTCGAAGGACTTTGAAACGTGGTATGAAAAAAGCCTTAGACAAGTACATTAGCAGCAACTATGCTGAGGTGAGGGCTTACACTGCCTACTTTCTATCTAAGATGGGGAGCTACATAGACGCTGATACAGTCATAAACAACTCCTACCTACATGTAGTTAATATAGATGGTGATCCTGATAAGGTGAAAGGATACCTACTCAATACAATTAAGTATCAGATCCTATGGTCCACATCAAAGAGCCACCGAGATGATAAGATAACAGCCATTGAGCACCCAAACACTGAGCCTGTAGATGATGATGACCTGGTGCATAAGTTGAGGGAGGATAGAGCCTACTCTTTTAATAAGGGGTTGATAGAGATCTATAGGAATGAGATAACAGATAAGATACAGCTAATAGTATTTGAAGCTTACATTGATAAAGGATATATTACCTCAAGAGCTATGGCTATTTATTTCGGTATTACTCATACTTCTGCTTACTACTTAATCAAAGAGTTAAAACAAAACATAAACAAATTACAATATAGGTATGAAACCGAGCCAAGTTATTAGTATCTTTAGCCTGTTAATAGCTCTGAGCTGTGGACTTGCTTTGTTTTGTTTAGACTATGAGTGGGCCAGTAGAGCTGCAGGGTTATGGATTGCATTTTATTATACATTTTTAATTTTAGATCAATATGAAAACAAAGAATGAATACTTAGGTCAGTACATCACTACCTACAATGGCAACTATGAGACCACAATAGAGGTAACAGAAGAGATGGCTAAAGAACATAAGTACTATACCTCTATAGGTTTAGGTTACTTGTTTGAAGAGAGCACTCCTAAGGTAAAGTATAAAGGGGTAGAAAATGAAAAAGCAGATTAACTCTACTTCGACACTATCTAAGCCTAAGGTTAAGAGACCAGGTGTACACGCTAAGACTAAAAACTCTAAGCTTAAAGCATCTAAGAATTATGTTAAACAATATAAACAGCAGGGATAATGAGACCTAAACACATAGAAACCCCTGAGAAAATGTGGGAGCTATTTGAGGGATATAGAACGTGGTGTAAGTCTACACCTAGATACTCTTACAGCTTATCTACTAAAACAGGTGAGGCTACAGCTATACCATTAGAGAGGCCTTTAACTCAGGTAGGTTTTAGAACTTATGCTGCTGATAAAGAGTGTAGTGTGCAGGATTACTTTGCTAATACTGATAGTAGATATTCTGAGTATGCGACAATCTGCTCACGCATAGAGGAGGCAATCAGAATGGATCAGATAGAAGGTGGAATGGTAGGGCAGTATAATGCATCCATTACTCAAAGAATTAATGCACTGAAAGAGCATACAGATGTAACCAGTGGTGATGAGAAGATATCAGCTATTACTGTTACTATAGTTAAGTAGTAGTAGTAGTTAAATAATAATAATAACAATATACTCTCTGAGAGGGGGGTAGCTTTGCTATGGAGATAAAAAGCACAGTCATCTTTGAAAAGAACTATGATGCCATAGCAGGAGACAAACGCTTTATAATTAATGAGGGTGGTAGTAGATCATCTAAGACTTACAGCCTGTGCCAGCTCATGATAATCTACTGCCTGCAGAATAACAATAAGGTGGTGTCAGTGATACGTAAGACCTTCCCTGCCCTACGTGCTACAGTGCTAAGAGACTTCATAGAGATCCTGAAAGATATAGGGCTGTATAAGCAGGAGATGCATAACAAGAGTGAGCACATCTATACATTCGCTAATGGATCTATGGTAGAGTTTTTCTCAGTAGATGATGAGCAGAAGATAAGGGGTAGGAAGAGAGATATAGCCTGGTGCAATGAAGCCAATGAGCTGTACTTCGATGACTTCACCCAACTCAATATGCGTACTGAGGATAAGCTTATTTTTGATTATAACCCTAGTGATAGTGCATCATGGTTATATGAGCTACCTGCTGAGGATAGCGTGAAGATAAAGTCTACCTACAAAGACAACCCCTTCCTACCTGAAAGCATTAAGGCACAGATAGAGGACTTGAAGAGAACAGATGAGGCACTGTATCAGATCTATGCCCTAGGTGAGAAGGCTATCTCTAAGAGTAACATCTATTCTCAGTGGAGCTTCGTAGCTCATAGGCCTGCTAAGTTTGTTAAGTACGTATACGGAATTGATTTTGGGTATAACCATCCAACCGCTCTTATGAGGGTGTACTACTGTGATAATGATATATACATTGAGCCTGTGATATATGAGAGCTACCTGACTACCACAATGCTGATAGAGAAGCTAGCAACCCTAGGCATAGAACAAACGGTAACCATCTTAGCAGATTACTCTAGACCTGAGATTATCCAAGAGATGAACATAGCAGGGTATGATGTGCAGAATGCTAACAAAGTAGTTAAGAAGGGG